AGATTTTTAATTCGTTGTTTCAGTTCAATCATAATTTCATCTATCGCAATCATTTGATGCCGCTTAAGCCCAGATCTACTGAGGTTCTGATACTTAGACAGCTCAGCACTGCAAAATTCTAAGTCTTTTTTCGCTTGTACTTTGTCTGTCATGGGTACCACCAATAAGAAAAGAAAAACCCCTCAACATCTAGAATGCGAGGGGCTTTGATTGCCGTAATACGTCCGGCGAAATTCGTTATATAGCGAATAAGAGGGATTCTTTAATAAAACTTCGCTATATGGCTAATCTATTTTAACTTTCCCACACTTCCGGCATTCAGCCTGATTAAAAATGTCAGACTCATAATCATAGTGATGAAAGCAGAATAGGCGTTTTAGGAATTGGAGCATGTGGATCTCCTTACACCGGAGCTTGTACCGGAGCTAAGCTTTAGTTTTAATTATGGCGAATTCGCCGGAATTAGAATCTGGCACGCCATGTAGGATTCGAACCCACAACCATTGGTATAGAAAACCCATGCTCTTTCCAGTTGAGCTAATGGCGCTTAAAAAAGGATGTGGCGATCTGCCACACCCTTGCCTTAGATTACGATATTGACCAGCTCGGCAACTGATCTACCGCTACTCACAATCACACACACCTAACATGCACGGCCTGCTTTACTTGCTTTCAATCCTCTTTAGGTCGGGGCGCCACTCCCTAGTCTTAATTCCCGAAGGAGGTTTACTCGAAGGCATGTTCCACTGGGCGGCACTCCAGCAGGATTAGGTTGCCTTTTTACAGGCAACAAAAAAGCCCGCAATTAGCGGACTTTTATATCTTAATATTATCTAGGAATTAAAGTAGGCCACTATTCCTTGAACAATTAAATCCCTACTTACATCTTTAGCAAAGTTCAGCCCTTTATCAAAAATAGAGAGTTTCACATCTTGCTCACTAAGATCTTTTTTGTCTTTACAATCTTCAATTAATCCCATTAATTGCTCGTGGCTAGGGTCATTAAAGTATTTTTTTAACTCATTAATAAATTGCAGATCATCAAGGTTATCAAACTTTAAAACTGCAATCCCAGTTCTAATAGATGTTTGCTTCCCAATATTAACATTCGAGTTTCCTTGAATTGCAGCTCCAACCCCACAGTCTTCTGTGTGAAGTTCGCCAATGTGCAAACCACTAAAGCCTTCTGGTCTTTGAGTCATTTTATACCCCCTTTTTTATGGAGATATACATATAACATACAAAACAAAAAAGCCCACCATTTGGCGAGCTTTTAAATCAATCTAGTGCTTTAACGTACACTTCGATCACTATATCAGAAATATGCCATATTCCCTGTACAGGGTCAATAGATCAAGTAAATCTATTAGCATACTTTTCCACAATTTTTTTCTCATGTGGCTTTGTAAAAAGAACTGACAACTGAATTAAGTTTTCAGCAGTAAATAACCTATTTCCCTTGATACAAAAATCTTCAAGTTCACGTAAATATTGATCATGGCTTCTTAGTTTTTTTGAAATTCGCTTAATGGTTTCTCCAGACATCTGATTAGGATGTATTAGCTCTCTATATAAATTATCAAAATAGCTCTTTGCCCTTTCTGCATTGTGCCAGTTAGCTATAACATCGTAATCACGGACATTGCCTACTAACACCCTTTTTATATCCCTGATATGTGTCTTGCCCATTAGTTTTTCAGCTTTAATCTCATCAATATTTTTAAATTTATCAATGTAAATCAATCCATTACTAGATACATCTCGATCAATTACTCTTCTCATCCAGTAATCTAATGCATTTTCTCTAAAGTCTTTTATACTCACCTTAATCTGTAAAAACGTTAATTTACCTGATTGATTTAATATTCTTTCCAGATTGTCTTTCAATAATTGCAACTTCTCAAACATATCTTTAATTTGCACATACTGATTTGCATTGTTTTTAAGATGTTCAAACTGAGTCGTTTTTTCATCAAATGAAATACCAAAATATCGCTTGCCACAATTATGTCCTATGATGATTTCATGGCCATTATTTAGACTAGCAATATACCCCTTTTGGTGCTTTGTCCCACAACTTGATATTCCACACTTTACCTCATCTCTAAAATAGTAATAGCCGATTAGATCATTTAGCACCCCCTCAACTGCTTCTCCTTTAGGAATCACTATCCGCTCTATAAAGTTTGGTCGTGCTTCAATTTCTTCAAAACTTGTTATTAAATTAAAATGTTGCGGATGTCCTGTCATTTTTTTCCACCATTGTCCAATATTTCCACAACTACCCGATTATTTAATAAATTTCAATATCCTCTAAGCTATCAATTTCACTTATATTGGATGAAACTATATCTAGAGTGAAGCGCTGCTAAACCACATTTAACATCAAAACGAGCATCCATTTCTGAGCGTAAGATTGTAGGGTTGTCAACACGACCCACCTTAATCACCATGTTTGGCCATGAGTTCCCATAGAAGTATCGATCGATGATTGCATCCATCCACTCATCCATGATTTCACTTTGACCCTGCATATCCAAAATTAAACGCTGCACTGCTCGCGCCTCATTATCATCAATCTGGCATACAATGTTTGTGCGTGTCAGCCTTGGTTTATCTTCAACGAGCATAGAATCAGCAATAATTTGACGGGTCTTTCTCACACCCAGCTTAAATTTGCGCTGCTTTACAAGCGCCTCATCCATAGCAACAGCAATAGGGTTAATACTTTTACCACATGTCCCTGCCACACTATTCATCCAGGCCCCAAATTGATAAAGCCATTCCTCTAAAGTGTATTTAGACCAATCAACAGCCTGCATAATATTTTGAACCTTAACTACTGCATTCATCCCTATTCCCCTACCATCTTTTCTATCTGCTGGATCGCATGACCTGACTTCACTTGATCTGTACTAAACCGTATTACCTGGTAACCCAACATTACTGCTGCGTTATACTTTTCCATGTCCCCGATATATCCCTTACCCCTTGTATGGCGTCCACCACTCCAGATCCCACCTTCAACCTCTACCAATATCTTTTTGCCTATTAAGTGAAAATCAGCTCTCCACTTACGCTCTGGGTGAAACTTAAATTCTTGCTCAAAATCTATTTTTAAAGTCTTTAGTTCTCTGGCCAGCTTTGCTTCAAACTCATTTGGTATTTTTTCGCTTTTCACCTTAGGGCGTATAGATCGCCCTTTCGGTCTGGTGGCTTTAACCATTTTTTTGTATTCAGCGATTGAGTAGCTGGTCATTCACCCCACATCCTCAATACAACGGCGCCAATAGCCATAAAAATAAACATCAGAGTTTTATTTAAGTCCTTCACTTATTCACCCCCAAATAACTGTTTGGCTTTACCTGTCAGGTAGTACCTGTACTCTTCGCCATTCTTGGCTTTGGTATACAAAAGACCAATCTGAACAAAGTTTTTTAAATATCGCTGTACTGCACGTTTCGTCACATTTGGCATAACCTGTTGCTGAATTTCAGATGCTGTTGCTACTGGAGTGTTTTTAACAGCCAGTAGGACATCAATTCCGCGAGCTAGCACGGCAGCACTATTCAGTTTTGAAAGTGTCTGGTTCACGCTGCACCACCAAATAAATCGGGTCGAGCAGCAGCTGGATTCATCCATAAGCATTCAATTCGGGTATCAGTACCGCGACCAGATGAAATACGCGCTTTAATCTCTACCTTTTTCCAGCCTTTGAGCATGTCTTCATACAAATCTGATTGGTAACCCGAAAGCATGACCATTCCTTCTAGCTCGAGTAATGTATTGAGTAGATGTAGATGATCTTTATCACCCATTTCATGGCGATAAACGCGGCCATTCTTGGCACCTTCATAACGTGTATCGTGTACATAAGGCGGATCGACATAGTGCAAGGTAGTTGGCGCATCATGATCTTTAAGCACCTGGATTGCTGGCCGGTTCTCAATTAAAACGCCACTTAATCTCTGGCCAATCAAACCCAAGTGCTCTGGATAAGTGGCCCACAATGATTGAGCTGTACCGTACTGGCGCTTGGTATCAATACGAAAACCTGTAATACCTTTGGTTGCACCGGCAGATCCAAAACCCATCTGAGCACGGATGATCGTACGACGTGCACGCTCTACTGAATCTTCAGTACCTAACCAAGAATTTTCAAATTCTTCACGGCCGTAAGGCGTTAGGATTAATTGCTCGATTAGTTTTTCTCTCGAGCTAGAATCTCGAAGTACTCTAAAAAGATTAACAATGTCACCATCGAGATCGTTATAGACCTCAGCATAGGCTCGAGGCTTCTGCAGAAGAACTCCAGCTGCTCCTCCGAAGGCTTCCGTGTAGCAAGTATGGTTAGGCATTTGAGAAATAACCCAATGAGCAATACGAAACTTTCCACCGTGATAACGGATTAACGGATGATCTAATTTCACACCTCACCTCCCGCGCTTTGCCATGCTCTCTGGTCCTTCCAGTTACACTCAACTATGGACAAACCACCTTGCTGGAATCGAGACCATAGACGGTCACCCAAGTCTTTCTTCAGCTCTTCAAGGGTTAGGTTTGAAATCAACATGGTCGGCTTCATGCGGTCATAGCGTGCATATAGAACTTTATGGACCAGCTCACGGCGTTTATCACGGTCATGCAATCCATATTCATCCAAGATCAGCAGATCGTATTGAGTGAAGTTATAGATCACTGATTTTTCAGTTGCATCTGGTGCATCCCATGCGTTCATGATTCGCTGTGCCAGATCTTCACTAGTGATGTAGCGTGCGTACTTGCCTTCTTTCAGCAGAGTTCGCGCCGTGGCACAGCTCAGATGGGTTTTTCCTGTACCTGTTGGTCCTACCATCACTAAGTTGTTTTTATGGCCAGCCATGAAGTTTTGAGCATAGGAAACAACGTGTTTTATCGCGTTTTGGTGACCTGCATGTTTAATCTCGTAGTTTTTAAAACCTGATTGAGCATGACGCTCAGGAAGCATGGCACCAGCAAAGTGTTTCTCACGAACACTACGGTCTACTTCGACCTGTGCATTTCGCTTTTGCTCTTCCAGGAACTCTACGGCGCACTGTGGACATTTGTGGTATGGACCCGCTTGAACCATGGCAATCTGGTGCTTATTGCAAAATTCTTGAACTTGCGGCAAGCCAAAAGAAAACGGTGACATTGCGTTCATATGAAATCCTCCGGGATGTGGAAGGTAGGATCTACTGGTGTATGTTGCTGTGCTGGCTGATTGTTCCATGCAGCGTTCACATTCAAACTAGAATTTTGTTTTTCAGAACGTGAGTAACCAGATGATTGTTTGTTTTTGCGTTCAGCTTTTTCGATAGACTTTTCGAATTCCTGGAAAATCCACTGTGCAAACTTTCGAAGTTTCTGGTTATCAGTGATCTGGTGATTCTTCTCGTGATGTGCGTTGAAGTTTCCAAGATGGAATTGAAAATCTTCCATGCTGAGAATTTCAGAAACACGGTGAGAATATTTTGTAGTTCTCAGAGCGTTTGCCAAGTGATCAAGATTTGGTTTCCAAGAATCCCGATCTTGATTTTCAGCTTGCGCGTTAGTGTGTGTGTTTATATCTGTAGTATTCTCTGTATTTGTCCCCTTTTTGAAATGGGGAGGGTCTACCTTTTGAAATGGGGAGCCTCCCTCTTTTGAAAGTGGGAGGGTGGTCATTTCGAAAAGGATAGGGGTAATCAGCTCAATGAACAAAACATTGTTATATTTCTGCCCGTTAGCTTCGATCATACGAAAATGGCGTTTGATCACTCCGAATTGCTCAAGACGATCCAAGGCATCCTTGACTTGCTGTTTTGAGAAGCCAAATTGATCTGAAAAACTCTGGTAAGAACGCTGCAAAAGATCCGCTTTAAACTTCTTTTTTATGCTGACTATTTGACCTGTTTCTTCATCTCGAACGATGGTTGGACGATGCCAATACACAATTTCAGAGAGCAAAATAACGGCATTTAAATCAGGTTTACCATTGCCCATTTTCAGAACTTGATACCAATTGGCAGGAATAATATTACCTTCGAAATGGGTGCTGCCAACCCGGTCAACCACATCATGACCAGTGCTGAAAAAATTCATACAGCATCCCCTTTTGTATTGATTTGAATAAAACGGCCGAACATTAGAATTAGGTCAGCACGTAAAAGACTTGCGATAATCTCGCCTGCATACCAGGCTGAGATCCGGTGTTCAGTTATGAGCATTTCTATAAACTCATCGCGTGTGACAGCTGCATTTGCTTCATCACGGTTAATCTTGCGCAGGTTAGTTTTACGGATATCCAGTAAGCCGTTTAACGTTCTAAGTGCAGGTTCATAAAATGACTGAATATGCTGTTGCTCCCTGTACCCTGCCTGGGTTGGAAAAAGACTCATAACATCACCTGCAGTGTAAATTTGCATAACTCGGTTTTTGCTTTTACTACAGCTTGAGAATTAGCGATGGTTTTTTCAGCCATGTATCGTTCGACTGCTTTTTGGAACAAGTAAATCTTTCTATTTACTTCAATTTCGATTAAAATTTGATTGTTCATTAACATCCCTCTAGAGGTTGGTGAATACTAAAAGCCTGACAGCGCACGTCAGGCTTTTTCTTTGCCTAAATCCCAGTGAATCCCTTCCGATCCCTCTCCAAAGCTAACGTCTGTAGACAGATCCCTTACTAAAGCTCCTAATCCCAAGCGCTCGAATGATTTTGCTTGTAAATTAAGTACATGCCACTCACCGACGATTTCCTTCTCTAGGAGATACGCCAGGTATTGAGCAAGGTCTTTACCCTTAATTTCGGCAAGTAGTTTTGCCCGCTCATGGATTTCAGGAGACAAGCGAACATGTGTAGATTTCTTTTCAAGACTCATAATTTTTACCTATGCGATTTGTTGGGGTGCGCAGTGCGCCAGCCATAATTTTTCAAGATTCTTGCCTTTTTCATATCCAAGGCGTTTGCCACACAATCCATTCTCAAGATTGCTGACATAGTTCTGAGAACACTTAATCTCAGTGGCGATTTGGGTTTGGGTTAATCCCTGTTCCTTCAAATCAATGATCATTTTTTGCCATTGGTTCATGGGAGGCCTCCTATATTTTCTACAAATATATAGGTTTTCCGATATTTATACAATAGCCAAACCGATTGGAATTTGTATCAGAATTCCGATAGTGGTATTTAAGGAAAAGTTCATGACAACTTTGGGTGAAAATTTAAAAAAGATTCGCAAAGCGAAAAAGATGACCCAAAAAGAATTAGCTCAAAAATCCGGGGTTAAACAATCCGTTATTTCTGACCTGGAAACAGGAAATGCTAAATCCACAGGCTCTATTTTGGAGCTGGCTAATGCGCTTGGTGTAACTGCTGAAGAATTAAAGAAAGGTGTTTTTGACGAGGTTTCATTAACAAACGTTGTACCAGTAGTCCCGCGCATGGCCCCTGTTTTGTCATGGGTTCAGGCAGGTACGATGACCAATGTTGAATCTGTTGACATGTCCCAGGTGGAGGAATGGCTGCCGATTCCAGATGGTGATTGTGAAAAATGCTTTTACCTGAAAGTTCAAGGCTTGAGTAACTATCCAGAATTCCATGAAGGTGATTACATTCTTGTAGATCCGACCCTGCCATTTTGTGACATGAACTCAGGGGATATTGTTGTTGTTAGAAAGTTTGATGACGCGACTTTTAAGCGCCTGGTGATTGAGCCGGATGGTACTAAATACCTACAGGCGATTAATCCTGAGTTTAAGCCAAATATCATTCCACTTGATGAGAATTGTGAGTTTGTTGGTGAGGTAGTGGATTGTATTCGCTACGTTTATCGAGCTAAGAAAAAACCACGCAAGATTTAAAAAATAAAGCCGCTATATGCGGCTTTTTAATAGAGTTTAGATGAACAAGGGGAAATTAATGGATATTTGTGCGGGTGTTGGAATCAAGTTATCTAGAATACCCATTGAGGAGATTATTGCATTTAGAACCAACCCTGAGTTTAGGGATAAGTTTGTTATAAAAATAGCACCATTTAGCAGGCATCAAGGGGTACAAACAAGAACTCTTGATAGTGGCAGCCATGAAATCATTATTGAAATCGCTAAAGGGTTATCGCTTGGTATTGCTGGTAATTATTTGACTGAGTGGATAAAGCACCTCTCTAAAAAACACGATATAAAGAAGTTGCTGATAGAAAAAGATGAGGTAGACATTCAGTCCTCCCCCTCTCAGGTTATCAATCAGATCATTATTAAAAATATAAATATTAATAATGGAAAAGATGATGGCGAAGAATGATTTTATGTTTGATTCGTTGAGAAATTTATTCATATCTATCAAGCATTTTAATTAGTGATTAGTTTGCCGCATACCCGAGCGGCTCTTGGATCGGGTGGAGAAGTTTTTTGAAAAGTGGTGCGCTTAAGTGATTTTCTTTATTAAACACAAATGGAAATTTTATTTCTTTATTATTTTTCTATTCAGTATGCTTACTCTCGCATTTATTGGGGTTTCCTATCATTCTGCAAAAGATGAGACTGACCAAATATTAGAAGCCTGGAAAGCAGCTTTACTTGGTGTAGGGGGATTGGGGGTAATTTCAACAATAATACTTTCGATATTTAACGCTATCGAGGATAGGCATTTAAAAATCATTGAAAATACATATAAGCATATAACTCAATGGGATGACCCTCATTTAGCGGCGGCTCGCAAGTTCACCAGAAAGCTTAAAGAAGCTAAACCTCATATGTCTGATACGGATTTTTTAAAACATATTAATGATGATGAGGAGCTTAGGCACTCAATTGTATTGGTATGTAATTATTTTGAGCAAGTGCGCATATCGCATTTAATGAATCGCATAGATATTAAGATTTTCAATAAGTGCTTAGGGCCTGTAATGGAAGATTATAATGATAGATTGAAGCCTTATGTTGCAAACCAAGGCGGTGAAAGCTTAAAGGATTGGGAGGAAATTCGCGATTTGTCCAAAATCAAATAACTTTTAAAATGAGATAAAATAAACAACTTATTGAAAATATGCCAATAAAGACATAAATAATGAAGGTTAGGTATACCATCTTTATAAAATCATTCATACGCAACCCCTTCCAACCCACCCTGTGTGGGTTTTCTTTTGTCTATTAAAACATAGTAAAAATAAAAAATATCGGTTTTTCTATATTTTTATCGGGTTTCCTATTGACTAGCAATATCGGAAATGCGATATTTACCTCACAGACAAAGAAAGGCCCCAACGTAGCAGTAACTACTTGAGGCGTGACCCACTCTCTCTCAGTGAGTAAAGAAATTATGAACGTAAAAGCAAATCCTTTCAACTCTGCAAAAGTGTTTCTTGCTTCTTCAGCATTAACACTTGCTGCATTAGCTCTAATTGCTAAACCTGAAGCGACTGAATACAAGCCAAGCTATAGCAATTCCCAGCCTTCTGAATACGGCGTGCAAACTCTTAAAATCGATGGTGAAACTGGTGTTGCTGTTATAAAGCTTGATGGCTTCCGTGTACAGGTTAGTTTTGACTTTGAGTCCTATAAAGACAGCTACGGCGTTCCAGGCTCTGACTTTACAGCGGTTGAAATCACCAATTTAGCCGTTGACCAGATCACGGATGCCAATGGCAATCCATATAACGACTTCACTGATTACAACGACCACCGCAATATCAATTTATTGCTCTCCACTTTCATTGAAAAAAATAACTTGGTGGAGGTGTAATCATGGCACTACCTATCATTCCAGCTGATCAGCCTTTACTAGTTTCAGCAATTATTACTTACCTGTATGCCGATCCAGGCTTAGGGAAAACATCTATTGGCTTTACAGGTGACAAGGCTATTTCTTTTGACTTTGACAAAGGCGCGCACCGTACCGGTGAACTTCGTCGCGGTGCAGTTGTCCAGGTGAATCAATGGGCCGATGTTGCGAACCTTACACCTCAAGACCTGGCACCTTATAACACCGTGGTTATTGATACTGTGGGCGCAATGCTGGAAAGCATCAAGACTCATCTAATGCTAAACAGTACCAATAAGCAGAAAGATGGCTCACTGAAACTTAAAGCCCAGGGACTGGCCAATAACATCTTTAAGCAATACGTGAACACGCTGATTTCTGCCGGTAAGGATGTTGTGTTCATTGCACATGCATCAGAAGACCAGAACGGCGACCAGGTAATCTATCGTCCTGATCTGGGTGGTAAGAACCGTAATGAGCTTTACCGTATTGCAGACATCATGGGTTACCTAAC